CTTTACCGCGTACCCAATCGGGTCGGTGTCCTTCAGGGACTCCAAATCCTCGACCGGCATCTGCTGTTGAAGCATCTGCTCCATCACCTGTAGGCGTTGGGCGTATGCGTCACGCAGTTGCTTGGCTTCCGTAACCGCAGCCTTCTCTGCTTCGATGGCTTTGCGTTCTTCAGCCACCATTTGCGATTTCTTGGTGTAGTCCTGCCCAAGCTGGTAACTCTTGATGAGTTCGTCAAGCGTCACCTCGCGTTCTTCGCCAGCGGCTTTTACGCGATATTTCGGCTGCTCGTCTTGCTCACCTTCGTCCTGCTCGTCGGCTTCCGACTCCTCATACGATTCGTCGTCGCCTTGCGCTTCTGCGTCCTCTTGCGCGGCCTGTGCTTCCGGTTGTCCGTTATCGGAGCCTTCGTCACCGCCCATCAGTCCAAGAATTGCGGATGCGGCATCGTTTACCGTCAACTCCGCACTACCCGTCTCGGGTGTCGTGCTGGTTGTTTCGCTCATGGTTAAGTTCTCAAATCACAGGGAACCGCCCTGCTCGGTCTTACAAAATCTTCCAGCGTTTCTCTTTGATCGCTGCCGACATCGCCAAGCCCTCAATGTGGCTTTGCAGGTCGTTCAGGCAGCGAATGCGCCGGTACGCTTCCTCGCGAGTGTCAATGTCTATCGCGTCGGAGGCGGCAAATCGGTCGTACTCCACCTTCCTCAGTTCATCCAGCAGGGCGTTAAAGTGCTCGTCCCTCGTCATGTTCATTGCCCACTCGGTTCGAGTCATGCCATCCCCTGCGGAGCCAGATTTCCTAGTTCACGAATCGCTTTCAGCACGATCTCAGCTTGCTTGTTGCGCATATCCTCGTCGGCAATGTCCATCGCCAGGATTGCCTGCAACTGCTTGACCGCGACCTCGGCTTCCTTAATCCGCAATTGCGCACGCTCGGCTTCTGCCTTCTGCTGCATCTCCATGCCCTTGCGGGTGAACTCGGCCTCCAACTGCTGACGCTCCAAGTCCAGCCTTGCCGCCTCAATCTGCGCCTTGGCTTGCGTCTTTTCCTGCTCGACTTGCATCAGCATCTTGGTCGCTTCAAGGTTGGGGTCAGGCTTCTCAGGCTGCGGCTGCGCCAGCATTTGCTCGACTTCCGGCGTGATCGGCTTGAAGAACTCGTCAGCAGTCTTGAATCCAGCGGCTTCAATAAACTTCGCCAGCGTCTCGCGGTACTGACTAACGGTCACCAGCGGGTTGTTTGCGCCAAATTGCGAGAGAATTTGCTCCTGCTTTGCCAGAATCATCTGAAGCATCGCCAGTTGCTGTTCCTTGTTGCCCGTACCCAGACCGACATGAATTGATACGTCGTAATCCGCTTTCCAAGCACGCGGATCAAAGGTGACGAACTTGCCACCCAAACGCACCATGCGCGGCTGGTCTTGGTACTTGATGAGAAGTGCCAGAACTGCTTTGAACAGCGACTTGATGCCTGTCTCTGCAAAGATGCGGGCGATCAGTTCCAGCTTGCCCGTAGATGCCTGCGTCATCGCGGCGACAGCGGCAGCGGTGACGTTTTCCAGAATGTCGGGGTTCAGACCCTGCTGCGCATCGCTGACACCCGTGCGCTTGGCTTGCACGTTGTCGAAGTATTCAAGCATCGGGAACGCTTGCGCCACGTTCGATTGCACCGTCAGCGGAACGACTGCGGTCGGGTTCTTCATGCGCACCACGCCACCAGGCGCGGCATTTAGCAGGTCATCCAGATTGACTTGACCCTCAACCGCACCGACGCGGCTCTGGTTGGTCAGATACAGGTTGTCCAGCATCTGACGGGTGATCGTGGACTTGACCAGTTGGACGTCCATCACACGGTCAGCCAGCGATTGACCGAAGAACTTGTGCGGAACAGGGATTGGGCAGAGCGAGTGGAACGGAATGTAGTCCACTTCCTCGTCTTCGAGGATTTCGTTCGCTGCCTTGACGATGCGGCGAAGCTCGGCTTCACCATCCTCATTCTCGTCAATGTGGATGTAGCACTCGTACAGTTCGACCAGTTGCTGGCTAAAGTCCAGCTGCGGCTGCATCGACGGCTGTTCGCCCTGCGGATAACGCGCTACACGCTCCTGGTTAAACGTCAGGTCATCGTAGGACGGCAGCGAATCCACCACATCGCGGTCGTAACCCATCTCGATCAGTTCGGAGCGGGTGAACAGGCGACGATGCGCCTTGAACGTATCGTCATGGATGGACTTTGCGCCCTTGGAGATCAGGAATTCTTCAGGCGGGACGTTCTCAATGCAGACCTTGCCGCTGCGCTTGGTCTTTTTGACTTTGACCGTGTGCAGCATCGGAATCGGCGCACCCATCGCTTGCGCTTGCTCGGCATCCACGCCTTCCGGCAGTTGCACGTTCGGATCGGGGCGGCTTGAATGCGCGGTGACTTCCAGTTCACCGTCTTGCAGCAGCAACGCCAGTTCGTCGTCAGTCAGATCAACGAACTTTTCCTTGTGGACTTCTTCCTCGGATTCCCAATAGCACTTGACCACGCCGACCTTCTGCATCAGCGCATCCTTCATCCAGTTGTGAAGGATCAGCAGACCGTCGTTATCTTTATAAAAGACGTAATTGCAGTATTCGGTCGCTTGCTTGGCAGCGTCAACGTCATTGGGTTCGACCGGCTCAAACACCACGATGTCATCGGTGCTTGTGAAAACGCGCATTAACTGCGGTAATGCACCATCAATCGCTTCTGCGACTTCGCCGGTCACGATCTTGGAACGACCTTCAACCTCGTTCCCATACGGGTAACGAAGGTAATACTGCATGGCGCGGGTGCGCTCGGTGGTCGTTTCCGATTGAAGCCAGCCGATACTGTTCTGTATCTCCGCTTCAATAATCGACTTAATACGGCCTGAATCCATTAGAAAACCCTTTGGTGGGATTTTCTAAATTTTATGTGCCGTTTTACAAATAACTGTTTTTCGTCAAGAAATAATTACTCAAACCACCCAAGCGGTATTTGCAGATAATGTCCCACCCCATTCCTCATTGGTCATGGATTCGGCATTAACACAAATATAACGAAGATTATCTGCGCCATGTGACCACTCATCATGCAGCGGTGCGCCAGGCTCCTGCGTCTGCTGGTTAATCGACCGTCTGTATCGTTTAGCACACTGGATTAACCGCTCGGCTTTGGTTTTCTCAAAATAAATGCGCGGGAAAGTCATACGGGTTAATCGAATGCCGTCCTCAATACCCATGTTCGGGGTTATTACGACCTCCCACCCAAAGGCTTGCATGATTTCTTCAGCGGATTTGCCGGTCTTAAAATCCTTGGTGCGACCGTCATGCGGCAGGTACATCTTGCCCCAATTGAGCTTTTTATCCCGCAACCAGCTTGAATAATGGTCTAGCGTCTTGTGGCTGTCCTCGTAGTATTCAATCACCCGCAGCTCAGAAGCGTGCTTCTGGACGAGGGAAATCGCCATTGCGTCGTTCCAGCCCAAGTCAAACACCACATGAACCTTCAACATCGGGTCATACGGGACATTGCAGATGCGATTCTCGGACTCGGATGCGCTGATCTCATCGAAGTAAATCGCACCAGCAACAGCAGGCAAACACTCGCCTTCCCAGATGTTTTTGTAGCCCTTGGGGTCGGTCGCCATCTCGTGAACCCGTTGGGCGGGCAGCGTAGTCTCGTTGAACCACGGGTTATCCGACCAGTTCACCTTAGCGACAAAACTGTTGGGCATCGGGTGAACGACGAACCGCTGGTAAGTTTCATCGGACTCAAGTTCTGGGTTAAAGCTGATCCAAACCTCGGAACCCTTCTTCCGGATGGTCGGCAGCAGTACATCCCATGAGCGCTTGCTGACCTTGTGGGCTTCTTCAATCCACACCCTGTCCATGCCCTCATAGGACTTGATGGACTCCACCGTGTGCGTCTGCAAGCCAGCGAAAACGAACTCTGTGCCGTTCTTGCCTCGAATGACGGTTTCCAATACCTCGTAGAAGTCCGACAGT